CTGAGTGGCATGCCAAAGAAATTGGCTAAATATCCTAAAATCGGTTCCTGAGTTGCATTTGCATCCGTTATGTCAACAAGCTGAACACCAAGGTTATCTAGTACGGTAAATCCATCACCTATTGCATAGTTTAATTTATCTAATGTTGGTACTGTTAGATCATCTTTTGCATATGACATTTTGTACATCTCTGGGAGGTATGAATCCAGAAGATTTTTGTACTTATTTGGATCAACAATATGCGCTGGGCTGGTAACTTCATTTGATATGTTGCTATTTACATAAAAATGCAGGTAGGCAGAAAACCTGTCACCAGCTAAGTTTGGAGCCCATGTCCAGCATAAATAAAAATCACCTTCCCTGATAGTTCCGTTTGGTGACCAGATAAATTTGAAATGACCGTTTTGGACTTCTCCGCTTGCTCCAGTAATTTTAGAAATAATTGAATCAGTATTTGGACCAGCAGCAGTCCAAACTGGATAAGTTGAAGTTCCAACATTGAAAATTATGTCTGCTTGGGTATACCAAGTGCTGTTATAGATGCTCGTAGCTTCGAATTGTTTTTTTAATTTAAAGGCATTTGCAATATTTGTTTCAGTCGGATCATCACAAGCCAATTGTTGAGCGTCTAAATATTCTTTTTGTTTAGAAACATCAAATTGATCAACCAAAGAAAGTGTATCTTTGGTACCATTGAGATTTCTTTCAACAAAGTAAATTTTGATGTTTTCAACGGCATAAGGATCAGCAAAGAAGCAACCATCTGCGTCTGGAGTATAGAAATCAAATTCAATCTGGTCAGTTACCTTCGGATTGTTGTAATATAAAATTGCCATTACTCCTCATTACTCATATTGGAAATCAATCTGAATGTTGTCTGGTCGAATTATTTCATAAAACTTGGTGGTTACCTGAGAGCCACTATTATTCGGATCAGATGTAGTCAAGTTTACCTCATAACGATATGGTTCAGAAATATTTGACAAAGCTTTTATAACATCCGTATTTCTTAGAATCTGACCATAATCCCAGTTATTCAAGTTGAAGAAAATAGCAAGGTTTCTTTCTATTTTGGCCCTGATATTTTCCTCAAATGTTCTGTAGTATTTGTCCAAGACAACATCTATTGATAAGGATGTAAGAACTATAACACCATCTTTGATACAAATAAAATCTGTCAACATTTTTTTGGTGTTCAGATAGTCGGTAAGTTCTGCCTTGAACTGTGACGAAGCCAAGGTCAGCCCATTATCACCTTGCTTAACCAGAGCGTAAATATCAACAATATTTGCAGCACATCCGTTATGTCTTAATGCAGCAGTTGATTTTCCCATTACACCATTATATGGTGTTACAAAATTATCACACAATGTCTTATAGTCAGAACCTGTTACTGCCCTATCTTGTGTCCTATTATAGTTAGGAAGTTTTCTCCTAATATCTTCTACTGTATCTCCGTTATACCCGAACTCACCACGGGTATAATTACTCAGATTGACCAGTACGCTAAAATCCTGACCTTCAATAGGAATCAAAGTTTCTACATTTGCAAAATTCGTAACTATATTCCCGTTTGTACCACCACCCACACGATAAGTGACTGTGATCACGGCTCCAGCGGGAGGGATCAATCCAGCACGATTGTTGCCAAATATGATGAAAGCGCTGTAATCAGATGTGTACTCAACACGATATTCTCTTCGGGGTTGTGAATCCGTAAAGAAAGGAACTTGTTCCCATCTTTGTCCATCAACATCAACTCGTATGGAATCCATAAGTACTGGTCTAAAATTTAACAAACTATTTTGGTTAATTTCTCCTGTTCCCACAAAGGTATCGGTAAATGTCTGACCCTCTACTCCAACAATATTCGAATTGGTGATTGCACCAGCTGGGATGATAATAGGTTGGTCAAAAATAGGTCTATTGAAGACATCGGCTGGAAATAGTTCGAAATTAACCCCAGCACCGTTGTTTACCAAGCTTACATCGAAAGGAGTTGGAATTGTGAGGTCGATTGTTTGGGGTGCATTTATTCTTGCTGTCCACAGACATTTAGAAGCTATAGGTGGCATGGGTTGGTAGCCAACAAGTTTTGCCAACCTAAATGCATTCTCTATTTCTGTGACAGTATCGATAAAAACTTCATTTGCAATTTGATCGATTTTGAATGAAAGAGTATCTGCAATAAAAGACCAGTTCTCGATCAACATCAAAGCAAGGCTTGATTCTACAAAATCATTGAACTGATCGCCAAATCTTTCTTTTATGAATGTTATCAATCTGGCTTTCATAGACCAGAAATCTTGGTTGGTATAGTTTAGATTTACAGGCGTGGGGCGATTCTGTATATTCGTAGACTTATACGGTAAAACTTCAAAAGGACATGTTTCTGCCATCTTATGCCTCGCCTATTGGTACTTGCAATGTTAAATCTTCAACTACATCAATATTATTAAAGGTGCTGAACTTTATTTTTATATACAAAAAATTCTCAAGGTTCTGTTTTGGATCACCAGATGGAAATGTAGCATTGGTTGCGCTGTTCTCAACATCTATTGAATCTACTACTATTCTTGGCTCCCATTGCTGAATTGCCTGAATGATAGCAGACCTTGCAGTATCAGCTAACATCGTAGTATTTGGTTCAAAAAGAAGTCTTCTAAGTGGTGTGCCATATGTAGGCAACATTACTCTATCACCGGGATTTGTAAGTAGCAGCTGAATCAAATCTCCCTTGATACCAGTCAATCCCGTGGTGGGAGCTAAAAGGCCAAGTGGGGTTTTTACTATTGGAAACGGTGCTGCTAATAAATCCATAGCTCCTCTAATTATCTTGGATTAACATAAGGTCTCATGTTATATATGGATACAGTCGGAGCTTGTGGAGAACAACTGGCAAATATTCTGTCACTTATTTTAAGCACTCCACCACCATTACTTCCGGGTACAAACACGACTACTGGAAAACAACCCGGACCTTTCCCTTGAGGCTTTCCGTTCTTATCCTTTGGCAGATCATAGTCTCGACCAGAAAGCAAAATGATGTCTCTTTGTGCATTATATATAACTCTGTTGGCTCCTGTATATGAGTAGTCTTTGATCTGTTCATATTTTTTATCTGAAACAAATGTTATTTTGCTAGCTGGATTATCAACAAACTTTCCATCTTTTTGCTCATAGCCCACAAATTCTACTGAATTATCACAACTAGACTGAATTAAATTGCCACCGGCTCTCAAATAAAGAGTCCCCGGTCCAGTAGGTTGTTCAGCCATTAACATGAAATGTGGCCCACGCTTAGTATTGTCTCTTTGTGGAGAAATTAAACGCATATATTGAAATTGTGTTTTTTCTTGCGATCCATTATCAACCAAATCAAGAGTCATCCCATATCCAGTTCTTACAACAATATATCCAAAACTAGCTTTATTAACTGGAGTTCCACCTTCTTTACGGCATGGAATAGGCCTTTTGTTTCCTTTATCTGACATCTTGATAATATTGTTACTTGTGCTTCTTATTAAAACGCCTTGATTTTCAGTTGCCGGTGATGGGCAATTTGGCCCTTCTGAATCATCACAAAGAAAAAGTTCATTTCCTAAAGCAGTTTTTAGTCTAATACCGTTGTTGGCCCCACGGGTTTGCTTGGTGTCTCCACCTTTTTCAACATCATTTAATTCTATTGTATGTCCAGTTGCAGACTTCCAGTATGTTCTGCCCAGATACATATCGGTACAACCAAAATCAAACGGTTTGGTGCTTCTATTCCACTCCATGTTTCCTTGAGGGTCTTTAACTGAGTCATCCATCACTAAAGTGTGTCCAGAAATTGATAATATTTGGACACCAGACTGTGGTAAGTCACATCTATTATTTTGTGGTGTTTGCGGACCTTTGTATGGCCTGCATTCGTTTGCATGTTTGAAAAAAGGATTAGAACCTTTTTGTGTAGTTTTACCTTGGTAATCGGGTGCCCCACCAATTATGTTGCCGTTACAAGTAGGGTTTTCAGTTTTTTTTGTTTGAAAATTCAAGACATCAATTTCATCTGGTATAATATCTGCATTTGCATAGTCTGCAAACAAAGTAACATCTTCAGCACTCCTTGGCGCTGGATTAGGAACGCCTTCGACACAACTTGTATCTCCCGCACGGACTCCACAATCTGGGTGTGCCCATTGTCCAGCATAATGCAGATGGTCATCTTTGAAAATCATCCAGTTGCCGTTACCGGACATGATTTCCAATCTTTTCCATTTTCTATTGCACTTGGCATCTCCATCGACCATCTTCACCATGTGTTTTTCTGGAGTTTTGAATCCATAAATATTTGGATAAGTCAGTCTTTTTGCTGCATTCGGAGAGTTTTCTAAATCTTGGATGCTTGTAATATCAAATCCGTTGTAACTTTCTGTATTCCAAGGTGGCAAAACCTGTGATCCATCGTTAGGGCCACATAAGTAGCCACCTCTTCTTCCCTCATATATTTCTTGATACTCAGGTATTGGAATAGGAAACTTATGTTGACCATCTGGCCCTCTATCTCTCGACCAAGTAGTGCCAAGATAATAGCCTACGGACCTATTTCCAGCTTCAAAAACCAACATAACAGTACTGCCTGCTGGTGGAACCCATGATGATCCGCTGTCATCAAAGCCTCCCAAAGTAGAAATAGGATAGGCAAAAGGTAAGGATTTGTAAGGTGAATTAGGATCATGCAGTTGTGGTGAAAAAAACCGTATTCTATTTTGTTTATAAACATCCAAAGTATCAATACAAAGAGCAGAGTAAACCCCGTAAACAGATTGCTTTTGTTTTAATAAGCGCACATTTTGTTTTTTTGGACCGCCTTTCATGGCTTTGTCTAGCCCCAGCGATTTCATATAATTTTCAAGCTGTGATACTTTAGCTTCTAAATCAGCAAGTTTTTTCATCTCTACCTTCTTTGATTGGCTATTGGCGACGATAATTTTAATGTAGTCTGATATCCACTTTCATCAATCTTATGTGCAACACTTTGTATCATGTAATTAGTCCGTGAAAAAAACTCGTTTACATTTGGATAGGCAACCCAGTCGCAGTCTCCAACATTATTCCTAATGGCATAAGGATTTAAATAAATAATTCCTATATTTAATCCTATGCATGATATGATATCAAGATATCTTGGGTCGCCTTCGACTACTAAATCTGATTCTACTGGTGCGCTTACTTCATACATTTTGGAAGCAGCTGAATTGGCCCAAATACTCTTAAATTCCTTCGCATTTGCTTGTGCTGGAGTTCTGAAATTGAGATTCGAACCGGGAATAGACATCGAAGTTTCAACACCCTTGCGATTCAATTCTCCCTTATAACACTTATTTGAATTCTTGCTTGATGTTGCATTATTTCCAGTCGCTGTGTTTGGTTGCCCATTTGTAGTATTCATACTAGTTGGGTTGGGACCAACATTTGTTGTAGGCTCAATAAACACCAGTTGAACGGATGGTTTAAAATCGAGCACAGGAGAGCAGTTGCCACCGTTTACGATGTAAACCTTTTTCGGTTTGTCCTCATTACCAGCACATTCTGTGCTAATGATACAGGGGTCTTGTGGGTTTTCCATTACCATCAATACAGGTCTTTTCTCCCGCACATCGCTTACCATGACCGTTCCTAGATTTCTGTCAGTCTCGAAGGAATTGAGCCATTTTCTTGATGCTGAAAGAGGGTCTTGCTGTTCTGGTGCCCATACGCTCTTCGGGCCATTCTTTCCACCATCTGAATTTTTGAAATTGAAGTCTTCTAATATTCTTTGGCTACCACCAGAACCACCGCCACCACCGTTACTTTTAGTGACTCGAACAAACTTTACTTTAGCATCATCAACAAGCTTTTCTTGTTGATTTGAGGTGAAATAGTTTTTGCATGATTCTTTTAAAGCTGTTTCTATGGCTGTTTTTAACTCTTGTTTCTGATCGTCTGCGCCGATTGCTTTTGAGTCTTTAGTATATGGAGCAGAAGATTGCATCATCGACTCAAGCTTAAGTTTGTATTCCCAAATGCCTCTAGACTCAGTCACGGTTATTGTGGTAAGCATGAACCAAAGATAATTTCCAGCTTGAACTGCGCCCTTATCGCTTGTCGTAACATCTATGATGGAGTCATCGTAGCTTGCTTCTATGCTGCCGTATTTCTGATAAACACCATTGCAATCCTGAAAAATCCAGCCAAATTCTACGCCCACAATCGAATAACTTCCCTTTTGAGGATCACATTCCTTGCTTGGCATGATGGTCATAAAATTAGCAAAATCACTACCTGATGTATCGACAATTGTAGCTTCAACGCCTGCTCCGTTGGAAAAAGAATATGTAAAAGACTTTACAAATGCTGTTCCCACATTTGCAATATCTTCAAGCCCAGCAATACTGGCAGAATTTGAAGATTTGTTCCCTACGGTAACTTGTCTTTGTCCTTTGAAAAAAATCATATTAACAAATGGTGATTTTACTGCTCCGGGCATAGGCTGAGCTATAGGCCCGCAAGCATATTTTTTTGCTTCAAATGGTAGGTTGCATGTTGTTGCCATATTTTACACTAAGTTAGTTGGTATCCTTATATTTAGTCCAGCCTTGAAGTCATAAACATCGGCAATTTGATTAAATTCTAAAATCTTCCACCAATAATCTGGCGTTCCGTATGCACGGTAACTTACCAGATCAGGTCTATATTCAATGGGCTTGGTTACTGTTAAAAATGTGTCTGTTTCAGATTGAGGTATTTCATTTCTCTTATAAGTTGTAAATGTGGTCTTGCGATCATCTCCATAAAAAATGACATCGGATGTTTTGTACCTGCTTGTAAATGTCACATAGCTTGAAGCTTTTAACCGTGTGTCATAATCAATTGCGTTAGCCATATTACCTGCCTAATGATAAAATTCTTTGTTGTCCGGGTAAATCAGCTGAATTATAAACAACTTTAAAAGATAGCTGACAGTTGAATTTATACGGTATATATCCATATTGAACATCAGACCATGCCACATCTGTAGGCCAGCTTACTTGTATGTTTTCCAAAATCACACATAACTCTTGGTCAGCCAACAATGATCCACATTTTATTTTCAAAATTTTTGGGGGTAAGAATGGCACATTTCCACCAGTATCAACAGGGTATGTGCAACTCATAAGTAGCCTATAATAGTTTAAATTTTGCCTTAATCCAGAATCTCCTTCTGATACAAATGTTATGTCCCAGCTGATTGCTCTGTCCCCACCGTTCGAAAATGTCCTTGTTGGCATAGAACGACCGATGCCATTCTCTGGATTGTAGTTTGCACCATGAGAATCCGAAATGCTCGGCAAAGATTTCATGTAAATAACATCATTGCCAACTCTGATGTAGCAATCAGATAGTGCTTGCAAACTTCCATTTAAACTAGTAGCTCTTGCCATGGTTCACCAATTATAGATTAGTTACTTCTCTGATGCTGCTTTCATTAAAATTGCCTGTTGGCAATTTAAAATAATTATCTGTTCCTCCAGTTGCAGTCTTTGCTGGTGTAGCTGCACCACCGCCACCACCACCAGAAGACAAGCTTGCCAAAATCTTGCCAAGCAAATCGACCTGCTGTTTTGCGTATTCGAGTTCGCTTTGTCCTACCTTGGCTAAATCTCCTAGGCCTCCAACAGTTGGACTCATGGTTACAGCAGCAGTACCTGTTTTTGTCGCTGCCATGTTTTGGTACGGAGGAACCATGGGTCCAGACATGCTTGGTGCAGCTGAGACAGCTGGTCCTCCGGGTGTCGCTGGTGTTGCTGTCGCACCCGGAGTAGCTGGCATTGACAATTTATTTCTCTCTAGGTCTTGATTCAAAGACTTTTGCATCTCAGCAGCTTTAGCCGGATCGACTTGTCGCATCGTTTCAATCTGCTTTTGGGCCTCCATAATCATCGATCTCTGCTGCAAAGCAGCTTGTCGTTGTTGGAGCATATTCTGTGTCTGAGAACTCTTTTGTGCTGCCATCGCTGCATTTTGCTGTGCTTGTTGGAGAGCCAAATTGGTTGTCCCTTTTGCAGCGCCTGCTGCTTCCGCAAAAGCGCCAGTAGGTGTTGGCGCTGTTGGTGGAGCAGCAGCTGCTGCTGCTGCTCCCGTGGGAGCAGCTTCTTCAGTAGACTCTCCAACAAGATATTTTCCTACTACGGGTATTTTTGCAGCTACTGATTTGATCCATTTCCACAGGTTCGGCCCCCAGCCACCTAGCCAATCATATATTTTTTTGAATGGATACATGATCGTGTCCATAAGCCAACTGCCGATTTCACCAAGCTTAGTTCCTACGACTCCAAATTTTTCTGCTATTGGATTGTAAATCCAATCCATGAAGAATGTTCCGATAGATGTGCCAACCCATCCCCAGAATTCAGCAAAAGGTGTCCATATGTAGTCCATAAACACCCCGCCTATTGCGGTGCCACCAAGCCAAGAAAAGAATCCAAGCATGGGATTCCAAATATAATCCATGAATAAAGTGCCTATGCTTGAACCAACCCATCCAAAAAATCCCGCTAAAGGAGTCCAAATATAGTCGTAAAGGAATCTTCCCACACTCTTTCCGAATCCTATTATCGCATCAATCAAAGGTTTTATGATATAATCATATGCTAAGGCTCCAAATTTACTTCCTGTAATCATTCCTATAACACTTCCGACTATTCCACCTAAAGCTGGACCGAGAGGCCCTAATATCGGTATCAAAAACGATCCAGCAGCAGCACCTATTTTTGCACCAGCCACACCACCTGCGAATGTTCCAACGCCACCAGCAGTAGCTTTGCCGACACCTTCTCCAGCTGCAAGCCTTCTGCCAAAATCGACTACGCCTCCAATTAAAGGCAGTCTCCTTGTGACAGCATTTAGAACCCCCGCCATAGATGTAGCAAGACCTGTTCCCTTGAGTGCGCCTGTTACTGCTGATAATAAATATCTTGGTAGTGCTAATATACCTTGAAGAATATTGCTTAAAAAGTCATTTGCAATCATTGATTGTACTATATATTCGGCTGCTGAAGCAGCAATCATACCTTGGTAACCCAATGCGTCTGCTGCCATGTTGCCAGCTTCTTGTGCATATCCAGCTATTTTGTCATTCAACTTAATTAGTTCATATTCTGCCTGCAAAGAAGGATCACTCATTGCTTTTTCTTTGGCAGCTGCTTCTTGATCAAGTTTTTGCATAGTATCTTGCAAAGCTTGGAACTTATCTTTGTCTTGCATAGCTTCAGCAATCATCTCAGGACTTAATGATTTTTCAGATAAGCCTACTTTTGCAAGCTTCTCGTTTAAGCCTTTCATGCCAACTTCCATAGCCAAGCCCAGAGATTGTTCTCCTGTCAGAGGACCGGCCATTCCTTTTTGTGCTGCTAAAGCGCTTATAGAATCTTGTAAGTCTTTGCTTCTTGCATCGCCTTTGGTTAGGGCAGTATTAAACTTTTCCATGGCTTTCTGCATTCCAGCTGCGCCACCTCCAGCACCCTTTAGGGATTCTTCAAATACATTTACTAATCCGCTGCTTGCTTCTTGAAGTAAGGCAGACTTTTTTATTTCTGCTTGTTTTTTTGCTTCTATGTCTAATTGTGTGTTTCCATTTTTTTGGAGTTGTTTATCAATTTCCTGAAGTCTTTCTCCATACCCTTTTGCTCCATCTTTCAATGCCTTTGCAGACCTCATGAATTCACCAAGGTCCATTTTGTAAACAGACTGAAGTTGAATATTTAGCCTTGCCTTGGCTTCATCAGACATGTTTTCAATCGCATCAACACCATCGACACCGAATCTTTTGAGAATGTTGTCCATTCCCATACCAAGTTCTTTCATGCCTGTTTTACTTTTAAGTAAAACACCATTTTGTAAATCAGCTATTCTTCCAACTGATCCAGCAGCCTGAAAAAGTAATGTTTTTGTTTCGGCAGATGCCTTGAGGAATATGTTGGAACTTGATGATGCTGCGTTGAGCAAAGTGCTTAATTGTTCAGTAACACCAAGTTTTTGTGCTTCTGCCATAACTGCGTTAACATTTTTAATTGCATCGGCTGTTAATGTTGTGGCATTTTTCATGTTCTGCAAAATGCCTTTGCTACTATCCATAACCCTTTTTAGCTCATTACCAGAAAGTCCGCTGCTCCTTGCGACATCCATCATGCCTTTTGCGGTTTGGTTAATTTGCCCTTTAGTAAATCCAGCTTCTTGGTGAAGCTTTAGAAAATCATCTCCCAATGCTCCAGCCTCTAATCCAAGTTGTTTTTCAGCGGATGCTGTTGCTACTGTAATGTCTTTTAATAAACTTTGATTCTTCACGCCCATTCTTTGGAATTGCAATAATCTTTTTTGTAGCTCAACTCTGCTGACACCAGTCCTCATAGAGGTTTCTTCAGTAACCAGATATTCTTTTTGAAGTTCTCTAGTGGCACCAGTTATTCCAGCTGTTTCATAAGCTATTTGACGAGCTTCTATAGTAATTTTTCTTTGCTCATTCATCATGCCTGCAAATGCTTCAGCGGGGCTTCCTTCATGGCCTCCCATGACCGTATCTTTTATAGATGGAGCAGCAGTAACCTTGGTTGCAATACCAGCAGCTTTTGCAATTATGTTTAATACACTTACTGGATTAGACTTTCTTATCTGGTCTCTAGTTTTTTCAGCATCAATTATTGCTCGTTGATGATTAATATCTGCTCTCTTAGCGGCCAAATCAGATTTGCTGATGATGCCTTTATGATAATCGGAAATTGCTTTTGTTAACTCAATGTTTAATTGAGCTAATCTGTAATCATGAGTATAAATACTACCTTTTTTTAGCCCATGAGTTGCTAATTCAGATAATTTACCGCCATGTACTTTTTCTAAAGCAGCTGCTGATTTTTCATTTTTGTTTAAGTCAGCTAATTCTTTTGATGCTATTTTTCCAAATCCTGAATCAGCCCCAGCACCACCTCCTCCTCCCATTTGTTTCAAAGCAGTACCCATAACAGCCCGTAACATTCCTGTCACAGAAGACATAGTTTTGTCTAATTTAGATATATTTTGTCCATAAGTTCTCATAGCCTGAGTAGTATTTTCAAGACCACCAGACAAGACACTCGTTTTCTCAGAAAGCGACAAAGAAAATTTTTCTATATTCGAACCCAAAGATTTATTTGAATCTCCACCAGAGCCTGAATTCCTTACTAAATTGATCACCTGATCCAAATATGCTTTTTGCTGTGAAAAGCTTTGGGACAAGTTTGTATTTATTTGTTTGAGAAGATCGTATGTTTCTTTGGCAGCAGCAGATTTGTCCGGTGTTTTTGCAGAATCAGGAACAGGTTGTGCAGTTGTTTTCCCAGACATCAAAGATGAAAGCATTCCTTTTAAATCAGATAGCGACATACCTCCTGTATCAACTGAACGACCTAGTGAATCTTCTATCATGTTTCAACCTGTGGCATATTAGGCATGGTTTGCTGTACTGTTCTTTGCATTTGTTCTTTGATGGTGTCTGCTATCGCTTGGATTTCTTGCGGGTCTATAGCTCTCACAGAACCCATCACATTTAAAACAAAGTCACAGTTTAGGATTTTCAATCTTCGTACACCGATTCTTTTGTATCTTCTAAATGCTGTTTTTATATATTCGTCTTGTTTTATATTATTCTTATAGTTAAAAAATGGATTATTACACGCATTTAATCCAGACTTTTGCAATATTTTTTTGATCGCAGGGAATGTCAAATAATGAAGATTTAATCCACGAAAGTATTTGACATTTACATCTGTAAGAATAACTAGAGGTGTTCTATCCGTTATTCTGCTTCCTTGCAGATCATAAGTAAATTGAACCAAAGCTCCCGGTCTTAAATCACGAATACTTGGGCCAAATTGATTGGCCCTGACCGTTGTCGGTAAATTACCAGAAATTTCTGCAAAAAGTTGCTGTGCGGTTTCTGCCATACAGTATGTATGACAGCCAGAATATTATCGCCTGTTTGTGCTATAAATCTGGTTTGAATAATCCGTGCCCGTGTTGCGGATTATTATTTGACCAGCACCATCAGAACCTTCAGGGCTACGCAATTGTGACTTTAGAACCTCGTCTTCGGCCTTCTTGGACTTTCTGAAAAAATCACGCATATTCTTGCATAGTTTTTTGCAAAGCGTAGCTAAAGCTTTCTTTTTGTCTTTTTCGTTGTAAAGCAGGTCATCGTAGATACCTTGCATGTCTATATTGTAGGCTGCACCATAAGGTTGTGAATCTTCATATCTTTGAGCCCTGAATGCTAAGATATCTCCTTTTTTGTAGACTGTCACGCCTTGAAAGCTAAGATCGTCCAAAGGATTAAAAACATAAATGTATGGCTCTCTTGCATCGCTAAAGAACTCATGGACTTTCAGACCATCATTCCTTAGAATTGTGGTCAATAATCCCAAGTTTTCTACTTGCTGGTCATCCTTGACATTTACAAATTCTAGAAAGGTTTTCATTAGGTTTTCCTCAATCCTATTTAGCATTGTCGCAAGATAATTTCAGTTGCGCTTGGAACACATCGCATCAGATTTTGCAAATCACTCGGATTTCCTGTGAATGGAAGTTCTTTCACAACAAGACCTTGGAACGATGTTGCTGCGTCCTTGATGGTTTCCAAGCTTGCTGTGAAGAATAGAATACCATCTTTTCTTGTAATAAACTCAAGTTCTTGTGTTTCAGGTTTTCCAGAAGCATCAACTTTTCCGGTTTCTTTGGTATACATCACCTTGATGTCTACCAAGGAGACAAGTTCTCCATCGGTATCGTACATAGCTTCAGAGTTTTCACACTCATCAATTTTCACGACTAATTTGCCACTTGTATAAGCCTCTTTTAGAGAGTTGGAAAGGTCTAGACCTAAAAAGAAGACAGTACCGTCATTGTTGACAACATTAATCATGAAAGCTCTTTTTCTGAAATACTCAGAAACGCTTTCCAGAATTACTCTCTTGCGTAGAACTTCTCTCTCGTCTGGACTACCGTCTTGGAGCCTCTCTTGCTCTGGCTCACTCAAGTATTGTTCTTGGTCATCTTTCTTGAGAGTCCATCGGCCAATATCAATCAACCCGAATCTTGAATTTAATCTTGTGGAAATTTTGATAGAGTATTCTCTTTGGTTGAGGATCAAATCTTCAGACTGTCCTCCGCTTCCAACTTGAAGTGCCCCCAGCAGAGCGGAAAGAAATTTTCTGTGCATGTCAGCTTTGTTGCTGTACAGACCCATCATTTTGATAAAAACTTGTGAAAGCTCTGGCATGGTCTGCAAGGTTGCAACCATATGCTGGGATATGCTGACAGCGGGATTGTTCTTGTCAATTTGCTCACGAATAGATTTTCTAATTTCTTGTGAAGCCTTATCGATATTTGCATTTTGTCTCAAGAATAGAACTTGCAGATTGTCCTCTACAAACTTTCTTGGATATGCGTCTAGCTGGTCATTTCTTACATTTTGAACCATATCGATCATGGCATTAACATCACCCTTGATGCTTTCCTTGAAAAACTTGGCCTTCCATTCCTCGAAATTGAGGTCTTGTTTTTCATCTGGCATATCGGGAGTATCTGGATCGTCCATGGCCTGAGTTGGGGCAGCAGGCGGTGTATTGCCAGCAGAGGGTGCTGGTTGTGTCAAAGGATTTGGTTCTTGGGGAACATCGGCAGGGGGGCCAGCAGCACCGGCTCCGGGCATTCCGGGAGGACCGGAATCAGCTGGAGGGCCACCAGCAGCGGGGTCTAGTGCAGGGGCTAGCACATCCTCTTCTTTTAAAAGCCAGTCGCTGATTTGTATCCAATGTGCGCTCATTTTACACCTTCTTCAGATTCTGATTTAACCTTTTTCAGATTATTTATAGTTTCCAGCAAATTACGCTTGTCTGTTATATGTATATGGTTTGTTTGATTAGCTGTCAATTTTGAGACAGATTTATCTTTTAATCTTAAAGTTGTCATAAGATCGGCAATTTTGGT